TCATCGAGTTGTAGTAATTGCCAACGTTGCGATAATATCGTTGCGTCTCCTCCTCTGCCAGCTTCAGCTTTTCCGTTATCTCGTTTATGTGCTTGGCTAGTGCCTGCCCCTTTGCTCCTTCACGCTCTGCCTTCGACATTTCATCGTATTTCTTGGTGGCATTGGAAAGCTGGGCACGCAACTGCTTCAAGCTGCCCTCCTGCTCGTTCTCTGTGCGCACGTTGTTCTGTATCTCCTTCTGCAGGGCACGCACGTTGTACTGATACTCCTTGATGGTTGCGTTGATGGCTTCCGTCTGCACCTTCATCTCGTTTGTCGTGATGGTCTTGTCTTTCTCCTGCTGCTGCAAGTCCTTGATGCTTGCCTTTAACTGATCAATCTTCTCTTTGTACCGAATGATGCCGTAGATTGCATCCTCATACTTGACCTTGATGTCAAGAATCTGCTGTTTGTCTTCACTTACCATAGTTCGTTCTTTTTAATTGTTCAACTGTATCATTGTAACCTCGCTGTATCCGCTGCTTGTGGTCTTGATTTCGAGCACCGCAAAATACGCTCCATACTGTGCAAGGTACACTGGCTTCGTTTCGTCAAAGTTCAGTATCTCCAAATCGGAAAGGTTGAAACGTTCCGTTATCTGGTGTGGGTTCGCCACCGTCTTTCTCAGCTTCTCCAGCTTCTTGTCGAAGATACTCTGTAGGTTGATGTTGAAAGCCAAAGCCGCATAACCGGTATCGCTCTTCGTAAGGTTCACGATGCGGTCTTTGCAAGCTTTGTACTTGGTGGCTCTCTGTACCGTAATCGTGTTACCACTCCTTCCAATGGATTCTGTTACGCTCTCCCACTCGTATATCGGTATGCGGTTTCCGTCCGTGGCTGCAAATGGCAGCGTACAAACGTCTTGCGTATACTCCAGCGTCTTGTTGTCTACTGTCATATCTGCATCGTGCTGCTGATAGACTGTATCGTCTTCCTTCCACTTGTAGATATTATGCTGGCAATATTCCTCTACGCTGAAATCGGTCTGCCTTGGATGGTTGCTGGCTTCGCTTGGGATGAGCTTCTTCGTCCAGTCCACCGCTTGCGCCTTGGCTTCCCATAGGCTCACGATGTCCGCAAGCGCAAGTGTTCCGCTGGTAAACCGCTGGCTTGGGAACGTTGATGTCAGAATGCAGATACACTTCAAGAAGTCCGTTACCTTGATGTCGGGCAGGTTCTTGCCGATTGGGAAGTTACCACCGTAGGGTACTTCATCGCTCTGCTTGATGCTGGCAGACAACCGTCCGTTGTAACCACGCAACCCTCTCAAAATCCCCTTTCCGTAGTGTTTGAACTCGAAGGTTACGATGTCACCCTCTTCAAGTTCTATCTCCCCTCGTCCTGCTGCAAGGTGCATGAATCGTCCGTTTACCTTGTCCGAGTCGTAGTCAAAAATATACGTTTTAGAATAAGCATCATTTTCGGCTGCTTTTTTGCCTGCGATGTACGTCTTGGTGTACTCGCTTTCCTCTTGGTCGCTGGTGTGGACGGAAACGACCTTGATTTCAATGTAGCAAGGCTCGTACTGATATACTCCGTTCAATTCGGTAGAGCCTTCGTAAGAGCTTCCGAAATGCCCATTCGGGCGTGCCTTCGATGCGTCCCACGACCAGTTCATCTGCACGTCAAAAATCATCGTGCAGGCAATCTTAACATTCAGCTGGCTATATCTTGTCGCAAGTGCAAGGCCATCGAAAACGTCTGATAGGCTCGTTGGCTGGAAGTCAAGAATGCCGAGGTCTGTTGTCGTGAAGAAAGTTCCCTCAAAATCTCCTACTACCGTCTGTGCATCTGCCTTCCTTGTTATCAGTGGAACAGCAAGCCCCTTGATGGTCTCTTTCGCTTGTTTGCTCCACCCGAATGCAACCCCAGTCTGTGACGTGATGAGGTCAAGAATATATTGCACCGTGACACTTGGCTGGATTGCCCCTTTCATCATATACGAAAAAGAGCCACCTCCCCCAAACGCTCCACCGCTCGCATAAGTCTGTGCTTCGCTGCTGGCTCTCGCTCGGTTCTCTGTCTCGCTCTTGACTAGAACGGTTGTACCAGTGCTGTATTCCTTGATTGCGTTAATGACAAGCCACGCTGCCGTGGATGGTGCTTGCAGGTCTACATCTATTGGCTCGCTCTCGCTGGTGTACATAACGCTGTATGGTGCAGAACTCGATGTCTTGTGCTGAGTGCCGCCAGATACGTAATAGTTGCTTTCCGCTCCTGCACCTGCTATCCAGTAGAGCATTCCGTCCTTTGATGGCTTCACGTACACGAGCCTTCCTGCCTGCTTATAATTGTGTATGTTAACCGTGATTTCAGTTCCACCCTTGTCTGCTGGAACCTCTTCTACTCCCCATGATTCTGCAAAGCCAGTGGATGGGTCGTAGCTTCCGTATTCCACCTGCCCTGCTGGTGCTCCATCCTTCAATGCAAAACGGATGCTGATTGTCGTCCTAGCCGCTTCCGTGTCTCCGCTGGCGCAAAGTGTTCCTGCACCGATAGCCGTTGAAAGGATAGGGTCTGGTGCGGTTATGGTCGGATTGGTTTCCGTCTCGTATGTTCCTGCTTCCGCTGCAAGGCGCACAACGTTCTTGTTGCTGTCGAGTATTGCCCATGTTCGGTAGTCGCCCTTTCCCAATATCGTATCTATTGTGGCTCTCATTCCTGCCGTGAATGGTATGATTGCACACCGGTAGGAATCATCGTTCAAAACCTCGCCAGACACGTAATTTCCGACCGCTGTTCCAGTTCTTATCTTACCGTCAACGAGCGAGTATGTCGTGTCGCTGTTACCTCCCACGTTACGGTCATACCCCTGCCACTCCTCGCTTGACGTCTTGACCGCTGCCGTATCGTAGCTTCCATAGAAAACTCCATCCGATATTGCCTTCTCGTAGGTGTCGTAGCTGTTGGATCTGTTGAACCGCATATACTTCGTGCAATTCAGCTCGTTCAGCTTCAAGTCAGACGATTGAAGTGTCTCCAGTGCTCGGAACAATCCCCAATAAATCGAAATCTCGATGGTTTCCTTGACACTCAGGACGCTTGCCCTGCCGTTGCGGATAATCTCCAGTCCATTGCGATAAAAACGTGCTGTGTGGAAAATATAGGGGTATTTGCTGCTTGTGCTCGGTTTCCCTGCAAACTGCAAGACCGCCATGTTGTGTGCGGTCTTGGGCAGGTTGATGGTGTATGTCGTGTTGGCGGTCATTTTCGTGATGTCACGGAAAAGATTGCTCTTGATGTCGAGCGTGATTGCCGATTCCTCGCTCATATCCATAAGAACACCGTCTATGTAAAGTTGCTGGTCTGTCATAGCTGCTGAATCTGTGTATTGTTAATAACCAGGTTGCAGACGAAATCCTGCAACTCTGCTGTTGTCTTGGTGTACGTTCCTGCCTTGATTGTCACGCTCTGCCACTTGTTGCTGCCGAGGTACATGTCAACGACTGGGCTGGTGGCTAGGTCTTGCAGGAAGTCGAACGTCTCGCTGTCTACCAGTGGTGCGCAAAGGGGTATGGTGTCTTCCCTGCTGTAGCCTTGCCTTCTTCCGTTCGCTCCGAGGTACCCGAATATCGTATCGTCATACTCTCCGAGGTTGTTGCGCAGGAAGCTGGTGTCGCTGCTTATCGCTCTACTCTCATCGCCTTGCGTGAATAGCCAGTAACGATAGAATCCGTGTCTATCAACCCATCGCAGATAAATGCCCTTTTCCGTGTTGTCGGTTTTGATGGCTGCCAGTTCCGTGTACTTGCTGCTGGTCTTCAGATAGAACGTGAAGTCGAAGGTCGTGTCGAATGTCGCCTGCTGTATCTTCCCTCCATAGTCCTTGATGGAGTAGTCCTTCGCTCCTGCCTTCAAGACCTTGCTGGTAATTTCATAAATGCCCTGCCCAGCGAGCTCTATCAGCTTGCTAGTTATCCTACCGTCCGCATATACCAGAAGGTCGTCAGCTTCACTCATATAAATGCCAAAGGAGAATGGGAAATGCGTGAACCATGTCAGCTTCTTGCGTCCGTTCCACGTCTCTCCTGCCCTCATCGCTCCCCACACGTAAAAGGTCGTGTAGCTGAATGTCGCGATGTCGCTCCCCTTGCTGTTCTTGACCTTCACGGAAATATTGAAGTTTGCTCCGAGGTTGCTCTTCTGGCTCTCCCTGCTGTAGTCAAGGTTCCCGAAGCTGATGCCATCGAAGAGTGCCTGCACATATTCCCGATAGTCCATGATGCAGTTATCTGCAAATGCTTCCACGCTGTACGTGTGCGCCTTGGTCTCCCTGCTGATTGTTGTCTCGATGCTCGCAACTCCCGAGCCGCTTGCCTTGATGATGCAGGGAAGGAATGCGAAGCCTACTGCGTCCGCATATTTAATCGTTATGCCGTTTACCGTTGTCTGTCTCATACCGTTTCATTGTTTAGTTTGATACTTCCCACCGACTGGTGGATTAAGAAAATAAGCCGCTGCCCCAACCGCTTCATCGTATCGGGCACTACGTTGCTGTATACGTCTGCCCTGCCGCCAGTGCGGTGCAGTCTAGAACCCTTGGTGGCGATGGTGTGGGCGATTGCCCCTGCCATGCTCATGTCTCCACGCTCCTGCGGTGTATACTTGTGCGGTCGCTGGGTCTTGTAGGGGATAGGTCTGCCGTGAAGTCCCTTGTCCTTCATCCACTGCCGGATGATGCCACGGAAACCGTACGGTATCTTTCCTGCCCTTCGTCCAGTCTCAAGCACTCCAAATGGCTTGTGTCCCCATAGGATGGTCTCATCCTCGCTAGGCTGCTCCACCTGAAGGCTTGCTATCGTCTTCCCCGATGCGTTCTGTCCGTTTATTCTGATGTGGTTGATGATGAGCTGCCGTGCTCTCTCCACTTCCTCACGCATTATCAGCGATGCCGCCTTGGGGTCAAATTGTATTCCTCCCTTGCTCATACCTCACACCCTCCTATGCTCTGTGTCAGCTGAAGGGAGTACATTACGCCCGACACGATCGTGCTCAGTCGCTCGATGATGGTCTCGTAGTACTGCTGCCCTTCCAGTGGTTCAAACAGGTGCGACTGGTTGATGGCTCGTATCATCCTTGCCCCTGCCACCTTCATTCGGTCAATGCACTCTCCATTGTCTTCTCCTTCTGCTCCCCTCGGTACGGTGTCGAGATAAGCCAGGGCAACGTTAACGGTGTCGTATACCCTGCCGTTTCGTATCTCTGTCGTTCCACTCGCTGGGATGATGCAAACGATGGCTGGGTAGCTCAGCTTCTCCAGCTTCGTGTCCGCTGTGTCCCAATCCTCGAATAGGTAGGTGTAGTCTGGTAGCGTGTCTGCTGCCAGCTGCTTTAATGTTTCTCTGATTGTTGCCATAATTATCTAGATTTACGTTTCATTTCTTCCGCTTGTAGCTTATGCAGGTTCCTCTCGTACACGCTTCTCTTGTTGTCCATCTCCATGCACTTGTAGATGCGCAGCCATGGTGTCTTCAATACTTGGTCGTGGCCGCTGATGCCCATCCTTACCGCATACCAGTCGAGCATACCGAACAAGCCAAAGCGCAGGGTGTCGATGCCTGCTTCCTTCTCCAGTCTAGTTGGCTTCGCTGTGTCGGTGCTCTCGAAGAGCTTGTTGATGCGCTCCACCTCTGATGTTACCCAACCGATGAGCATAACGACATCAACCGCCCTAGCCTGCTCCACTTCCTTGTGGCTCAGACCGAGGACGGTTGTCACTATCTGATACAGGCTTTCCTCGCTGTCTGATAGCTGGGAAAGGTCTATTAGCTGCCCGATGGATAGCTGGTTGAGATTGTCGGGCACTTGTTTTCCTCCGACAAACGCTGGTCGTGGCTGCTTGCCGATTTTGTAGCTGGTGTGCCTAGCAACTGCCAGCCAATACTTGAATGTCGTGTTCTTATCCATACGCTTTGTATTTTTGTCGTTGTTATTGTCTCAATACGTGCGCCCTAGCCGTTCCGTGGCTCGCTACGGATAACTTCTTCAAGGCTACATATCGTATTGCGTCTATGCCGTGGTTGAATGCGTCTATAGGCTGGTTCGTGGTCTCTCCATCCCTTGACTTCTTCCACTTGTATTGCTGCATGTTCTCGATGATGCCGTGGCTTCGTCTGGTTATGTTGATGCGGAAACGCTTCAAGATGTCGATGCCGTTGTTGATACTGTCCTTGCCCTTGGTGCTTGGTATTATCCACAGCCCTTGGTTGTGTATCTCCTGAATGCTCTTAGGCTCTGCCGAATCCGCAATGATAAGGTCTCGTTTCGTCAGTTCTTGCTCCCTGCATCTGTCTGCGATGTCTTCGTTCGTCAGTCCAGGCTGGTAGATTTCCTCGTCCACCCAAAGCTCCCCATGCGCCAGTATAACGTGCTCCAGCGCAGTTGGGTCGTTGGTGAATCCGAAGTCCATACCCCTGCAATCCATCTTCCACTCTTCCCTTGGTGGCAGCTTGTCAACGATGCCCCAGTTGGTGAAGATAAGACCAGTTATCTTACCAGTCAGTCCTCTAGCGTAAACTCTCCACAATTCGGGGTCGTCAATCTCTTCAATTTTCTTGTGTTCCTGCTCAGTAAGGAATCGGTTGTTTCGGTGGTCGCTCAATATCAATCTGCAATCATCCCTGCCGATGATGTTGTTGTGCACCCAAAACCTTGCGCTTGGATTGTAATCTATGAATACCTGCTTTCGGGTTCGGATTGCAAGCTGCCAAAACACTTCGTAGGGCACACCGTTCGCTTCGTTGACGAACAGGTAGTCACGCTTTCCGTTCTTCGCATCCTGCGCATCTTGGTAACTCTTGAACTCGATGATTGAACCGTTCTTACCTCTGTAGCTGCTGTCGCTCTTGTTGTTCTTGAACCAGTCCAGCAGTTCTGCCCTTGTGTGCAGGATGGTGTCTAGGTCTCGCATGGCTCCCACCTTTAGGTTCGGAAGGTCTTGACCGCAGACCGTGATAATTGACATGGGGTGTTCAAAAGAAAGCACTATAAGACGCTGCATGATGGTGTATGTCTTCCCCGAGGACGTACCGCCTTGGTTAACTAGAAACCTTGGCTTTACGTCCGCATTCGGGTCATACAGTTCTCCAATAACGTCAAATAGTGCCATTCTTTCAAACAATAAAACTTAAAACAAATTATGGTCAAAATTAATCTATATCCAATCCCTCACGCTCGATTACTTCCTGCTCGCTTGATGCGCACTGGTGTCCCGAGTTGATGTAGCGTACCTCGATGCCGCCTTGGAAGCCTGCGTTCAAATCAAGTGCAACCTTATCCAGTCCGAGCAGCTTGCAAATCTGCGTCTCAGCCTTTAGGATGATGTCAAGATACCTTGGGTCTCCTAGTCCTCGCTTCTCAGCATCGTACATTATCGCCTTGACGGTATCCATCGTTACCAACCCAGTGTCTGGATCCTTGTTAGGCAGTCCGACTTGTGTCTGTGTCTTGCTGTTATAGTCCGCTTTGGATTTCTCCCATGCGTCCCAGGCTTCACGTATCACCAGCTTCAACCTTGAAACCTCGCTTGTTATCTTTTCGTCCGTGTCGGTCAGTCTCTCTTCCCTCCACTCCTTCAATAACCGCTGAATGTCGCAATGCGCTTGGTTGTATTTCGGTCTGTCGAGCCGCTTGCGAACTTCTGCCGTGATTTCTCGCTCCGTCCATCCCTTGCGGTATAAGGGTGCGATAATCTGCAAGCGGTTCTCGATGTCGATTTTCTGCGCTCGATGTTTGTTGTTATTACCTTGTGGCATACGATTTTCTGATTTTAAAATTTCGCTCCATTGTACTTGTACACGATGTTCCCCTCGCTGTCTCGTTCGTCAGCTGGTACCATTGCCCCTTCGAACATCTTGTATGGCGAGTGCGCTGCCTGCGGATTGTTCCAGCACCACTTCATATAGTCGGCTGCGCTCATCGTGTAATACTTCGAGTATTTCTCTCTTGTTCCCAGGTTCATCGCCTTCTCCAGTCTTGCCCTCAAAAGGTTCTCTGCATCCAGCTTGATGTCGCTCCACCTCACGTATCCCTTGCGCTTGCAAATGTTCAGTGCTTCGCACATCTGCCCCCTGCTGTAGTTCCATGTTGGTGGCAATCCGCAGCAACTTCCGTTGTGGCAAAGTTCCTTGAAGTGTGCGTCCGATACATAAAAGCGCATTCCCAGCTGGTCGCACAGTTCCTTCATATTCCTGAAGAACGGTTCTTTAACCTTGCGGTTCAGTCTCAGATAGCCGGACTGTACGCTGTACTTCTTGTAGAATGCGAGAATGTCGAAACCTGCCATCTTGCTGATGGTAGGCAACAATTCCCTCAATGTCGGGCTTCTCGTTTCCAGGCAGAAGAATTCGGTGCTCAAAGCTGTAGCCCCTCTGTTGAATGCCTCCTTGATAAGGTCGAGGTACGTTGGCGTGCTCACTCCGATGATGAAGGGTCTCAGTCTCAGCGTTGCCCCTCCTGCCCCTGCATTGGCGATGCGCTCGATGGCTTCCAGTCGTGCTTGTGGGCTTTCCACCCCTCGCTCTATTACTCTAGCCTTCTCTGCATCGCTGGTGATGATTGAGAACTTGAAGTTCCAGTTCTTCTGCCCTCTGATCAAGTCCATATATCGCTCATCCTTGGTGAACCACGCTCCCTTGGTCGAGAAGCAAAGCGGATAGTCTATATCCTTGAAGAAACGCAAAAGTTCCAGTGTCGTTCCGTACTTCCGTTCGAAGTTGTCGAACTGGTCGCTCATACTTCCCCACTGCATAACCTTGCGAGCCTTGATGTATGGCGCAAATTCTCCAGCGTGCTTGTCTGGGTCAATGAACATTCGCTTGATGCGCTCAACGCTCACGTCCTTAACCTCCTTGTGCAGGTATTCCTTCTTCTTGCTGCCAATACCTCGCTGGTTCTGAGCAAAACAATACATACAGCCAAAGCTGCAATTATTGTAAGTATCAAAAGCCATCGGCATTGAGCAATCGGGGAACTCGTATGTTATTCTTGGCGTATTGCCATAATGTTCTGCCATGTTTACAAAAATTTTAATTTACGATTCGATAGCGTCTTCCAGTTTTCCCTTCTCTCGACAAGCTTAACCTCGAAATGTCGCTTTCTTGCCGTGTTCCTCACGACACAATAAGGGAACATTGCCATAAGTCGCTTTCCGGATTCGATTACACGTTGTTCTGTCCTCTCTTCTTGCATTCCACCCTTCTCGCCATAGTAGTTACTGGTTACAGACACGAAATCAAGACGGACAACCGTCCCTCGCTTTAGGTACGCACGGACGCTTCTCTCGAAGTCCTCTTTATCGTCCATTGTTACATACGTTCTCCTATCGTGGCTTACTACCATTCCCCACATTGAGCCGATGAGATAGCGCAACCCGAGACTGATTTGTCTTTTCATGTAGAACGTATTTCCTGCCGCATAAATCCCCCAGTAGTCACTACCAACTTGCTTGCAAACAGAAAAGGCATAGTCGAAAAGTGAAGGGATGCTTTCTATCTCTTGCTTCTTCAAATCCCTTCCAATCTTCCATATCTCCTTCAAGTCATCGTCAAGACAAACAACCATCTGTCCATCTTGATAATAATCTTGAATAAAATTGCGAATATTCATCATTCCGACAACCCCGACAATGATTTTATCAAACCAGCCGCCTGGGATTGTATCTTCATATTCCTTTCTCTGTTCTTCATTCGCAACGAATACGTCTATCCTGCTTGGGCTGATGCCTGCTTTATGTAGAAAACCGAGTGTCTTGTCTCGAAGGGTCGCTGCTCTCTTGTACGATGGTATCGCAACTCTCCAACACATATCGTTGTGGCTGCTTCGAGCGAAGTCCTCGAAGCTAACAACGGAATCTCCAATAACCAAACAATTCTCCATAATAGTTATTTTTGTTAAATTTCACACGTGTAGGACTAAATGATGAAAGTGGCACAGTTGTTCGTTTCTGAATCGAACGAGCCACCACGGACTTATTTTAGGCTTTTCCCTTCAACATCGTAGTTGCGCTTCTCGATTGCGTCAAGCCCCAGCATATCTGCCACGGCTTGTGCGTCCTCGCTGCGATATACGATGATGATGCGCTGCTCTTCGTCCTCTGCTGGCTCGTAGGTCGTGGCTTCCTGCTGGATTTCCCAGGGGTTCAATCCCCATCGCTGCATGTCGTCCACGTCAAACGCTCCCTTCAACTTCTCTTCGTCCCAGTTCCCGAAGTAGACGTTATCCTTGATAATGAACTCGTCCGTCTCTTCATCGGATAGGCTGTCAGCCATAACGACCTCGACATTTGGTTCTGCCTTCCACTTCTCCCAGTGGCTGCAAAGCTGCTGCTTCTCTCCATCGGTCAGTTTCACGGCTACGGCTTCTATCGCTCCCTTGATTGCTTCGTCTTCCATCTGTTCGATGTTGAGCAGGGCACGGAAGCGCATATTACCTCCGAGAATAACTCGGTTCTCATTGCAGACGATTGGTCTCATCTGCAACATCTTCGGAAACGTCAGAATACTCTCAACGAGTTTCTGCATCTGCTGTGGCTCAATGCTGCGTGGGTTGTCTTGGTTCTCCACCAGGTCGTGCAGGTTGATGTTCTCGATTCTATTCTTCTCCATGGTCTTCCTCCTTTCCTTCTTTCTGTCTTGGTTTCAGTTCGTCAAAGTTCCATACGATGCGGTCTATATGATCAACTCCCAGCAACTTGGCAAGGAACGGCTCATCGGCTGGCTTGTAGTGAATGATTACGTTCTCTCTTGGCAACACGCCATCGCCCATTATCGTTGGTAAATCGTCAGGAGTCAAGTCTTGACCGTCAATCTCGGGAGGTAGCTCCCCTGCGAATGGGTCGCCCTCTTGGCCGTCCTTGTCTTTCTTCTTGCACTTGCTGGTGCTGCTGCTGGTTTCCGCTGGTGCTGGGTTCCAGACTGGCATACCCCAGTTCTGAAGCTGTGCGCTGTCCCATCGGTTCGCAAGGTCGCTGAAGTCCCAGTTGCCGAATGATAGGTTATCTTTAATCATGAATTCCTGCTTTTGGGATTCCGTCAAGTCGGATGCGCTCACCACGGTAACTGTAGGCTGCTGCTGCCATCCCTGCCAGTACTCCATCAATGCGGCTTGTTCCTCATCGGATAGACGCTGTTCTGCATCCAGCTTCATTTGAATGCTGTCTTCGTCCATCGTGACAATGTGCTGCAATGCTTTCAGTCTCATGTTGCCACCGAGTGCGTGGAAGGTCTCATCAACAACAATCGGGCGCAGGGTCAACATTCGTGGGAACACGATGATGCTCTGCACCAGCTTCTGAAAGTTCGCTTGGCTTATCTCTCTTGGGTTCGCTTCGTTCTCGCTTACCCTCGAAAGTGCGATTTCTTCTGTTTTCATATTTTTCTTGTTTTAAGTTCGAAATATCTGCTTATTTGGTAAACATTTGCGCAAAGATACGACTTTTTTGCTTTAGTTGTTCGCTCTTCATACACTTTTAACTTTTCTCAACACTTCGTTTTCCATCTTATCCGTCAAAGGCTCTGATGGTCTTCTGCAGGGTTGTCTGCGGTTTTACCTTGACGGGGAATCCTGCACATACCCACGCGAGTAGAAGTGCGTCTCGCTGGTCTTGGTTCATTCTCGGCATCTTTCCGTCTTGGCTCATGAAGTAGCCAATTTCGTCTTGTGTTATCTTTCCGTCCTTGCCTTTCCAGCACTTCTTCAAAGGCTTTATTATCTCGTATGGGATATTGTAATGCTGGCAGCACTCAACGATTAAGATTCCGGTCTGATGGTTCATTCCGGTAGAGCGTCCGATTGCTGCTGCCTTGACTGCTGTCATGAATTTACTTAGCACGTGCCAGTTGCTTTTGTTGAGCCAGCCGCCTTCAATAACGACCTTGACCTTCTTGCAGCTTTCATTCATTGCCCTTATGTAGTCAATCAAAGCAGGGAAGTTCATCTTGTAGGCGAGAAACTTCTTGTCGTCATATACTGCACCAACTCCGCTTTCTTGGTTGTCGGGGTCGATTCCGATTATAACTGTTCCTTTTTCCATTTCGTTTTCTTTTGTTTTACTTTCGTTTTATTTTCGATTTTCTTTTTTTTTGTTATTTTCTTGAAATTTTCGTTTTAAGCCGTTATCTAGGTGTCTGTGGGTAGTTGTTCGGGTTGCGGAATCCTACGTGCGTGTGTGCGCTTGTGTGCGCTTGTGCGCTAGCTCCCTACTATTCCTATCCTCTACCCTATAGTCCCTTCTCCTTTCATCGTCTTGCAGGCTTGAAACGGAAAAATCGAGGGAGTGCTTGGCGATTTGCAAATAGGTGAATATCTTATATCGAACGAGTTTATTCTGCAAACACTCCCTCTTTGGATTTTGGATTTAATATAATAGCAAGAAAATTCTCAAATGGGATTCTTGCCCTAGACTGTCTTTCTGTTTATTTCTTCATGTTCCACCTCGCTTTCTTTGTTTAGAGTGGGCAGCGTTGATGGTCTGCCCAGCTGGTTAAAAACTTATTTAACTGTGATTCAGGGATTGCTCCTTCTTTTTCTTTACACGTTCTGCAAGCCACATGAAATGTTCGGCTGCCTTCGGGTCTCTGAATATGGAAGCCTGCGTTTCCGGATTTATCCTATTCAGCTTCTTTCTTTCGGCTTTAAGCCTTCGCTGCTTCTTCTGCTTGTCGTTGTATTCCTTGATTTTGTCAGGGTTCTCCTTTCTCCATTTGCTGGCGTACTCCAGCATTCTCTGTCGGTGCTTGCAGTAGTACTCATGGTTGTAAAGAGCGGTCTTTGCCCTGCGCTTTTCTTGCTGCCTTTTTCCGTACATCTTGACCTTTTCAGGATTCGCCCTTCTGTACTCTCGGTTCTTCCTCATCAACTCCTCACGGTGCAGCATGTAGTATCTATGTCTCCGCTCACGCTTTCGCTCTTCTACTTCCTTGTCAGTGAATAGCTTCTTTCTTCCCATTGCATTCCTTGATGTCTTGGTGTTCAACATATTGCCTGCGAGGTGGGCAGTACCTGCCGTTGATGCAGTTTCGCCCTTCCTCGCAAGCCTTGCACAGTTCGCTCGCCATACGTCCTAGAATGGAAGGTCTTCGAAGTCTTTGTCGGTGAAGGCTAGGCTCTCATTGCCCTCGTATGGGATGCAGCTGGTGAAGCTCGCTGGTTCTCCACTATGGATAGGCAAGGCGTTAACTCTCGCTTTAAAGTCCTCTCCTCTGAGACGGATGAAAAACGCAGGAAACCACTTGCAGCTATCTCCGCTCCTCACCAGCACCTTGTCGAAAGGCTTGAAGTCTGGCTGCGCCATCGCTTCCTTCTCTTTCTTCTCCCAAATGGAGTAATGCTTGTTGAACAGTTCGGCTTCGTTCTCTGTCGCTTCTCGCAGTTCATTGTGTGCGCTGATTCGCAGGTAGAAGGTTTCGTTGGCAATGAAATACTCGGTCTCAATTTCGTACTGCTTGCCGAATACCAGCTTGTCGTTGCTCTCGTCTTTGTCGATGAGCTTGCCGATGACTGTCACATCTCCATCCTCGTCTTCTTCGTTGAAAACGTAAAGTTTGCCAATTTCAAACGCTGGCTTCTTCGGCTTCTCAATCTCCAGGGTTTCACGGTTCAGATTGCCATTGAGCCGCTCTTCAACGAATCGGATATACTCTGCTGGATCATCGCTCTTGACCCAATCGGCTGTTCGGAAACTTGAAGCACGCTTGTAATACAAGCATTCTTTCTCCTTGACGTATCTTCCGAGAAAGCGTGTCTTCGTCTCATCCTCGAATTTCTCGAATGTGCAGGTTCCTTGTACTCCCTTGTCGCCTGCAAACTCCAGCACGTCTCCCTTCTTGAAGAACTTGCTCCAGTCTCTCATTTCCTTTGATGGGAAAAGCAGGACTTCTCCTCCCTTCATCCATCTGCCGTTCTTGTCGAAGGCGTACTCTCCGTTCTTGTCCTCAGTCCAAATTGCTTCCGCTTGCTCCTTGTCTGCTACAACAGAGGTGAACTCAACATTTCCACAAAGTGGGGTGTAAAGTGGAGTACCATCGGGCATGCCCTTTAAAAACTCATAAATATCAAAATCTTTCTGTTCCATAATCTGAATGTTTTTTATTGTTTATTTTTCTTGTTATTGTGATTCTCAACCGTCTTTATCATTCCATCGGCAACGGTCTCGATAAAGTCGAAGCAGGCCAGCTGGGCTGTCATGTATGCATCTGCAACCTCCTTGGTCGGGAGTATCTTCAATGCCACAGCCATAGCCTTCTGTTGAATCATCTGAGTTTCGATGAAGGAGTTGAGGAGAGAAATGCTCTCTCCCTTCTTCTCCTTCTTTGTCAGCTTCGCCAACTTGATTGTCTTCTGCTCAAGCTCTGCTGCTCTGAGTGCCATCTTGCAGCTGTATTCGTTCATTTCCATATTCTTGCGCTTTTATGGTTCTACGTGTCCGAGTTTCTTATACAGTTCCACCAGTTCCAGGGTGTCGAGCAAGAAGTCGGTGTTGCCAACGTATACGTGGTGGCGGTGGTCGTCCGATATGATTTCTATCTTTTTCATTTCTCCACCTCCTTCCCGAAGAGTTCCATCTGTGGATGGATGATGTTCATGCGCTCCTTCTTGGCAATCCATGCGAGAACCTTGGTGTCCTTGGTCTGCGGCTTCCTGCACTCCATCTGCCGTATGATGAAGCTGAGAGCATCGTGCAATGCCTGCTTTTCCGTCTCGTAGAAGATTGCCGATTTGTCGTATCGGCTTGGATAGCCTGCCGGAGCACCGCTTCCGCTGCTGGAAAGGCTGATGTCATAGCCCCAAATCCATCCGTGCTGTGTGTTGGCGGTCTTCACTGCCCAGTAGGAACCAGTGTCTGCCTTGCGCTCCATGATGTTCGGATTGATGCATACATCGTTGATGTTGTACTTGAATCCGTCATGCTCTGCCACTGGCTTGTTGATGTCGTACTTATTCTCCTTCAACCAGTCCGTCCATTCGCTCACGGTCTCGAAGACAAGCCCTGCGGCTCTGCATTCGTTGAATATTAATTTCTCTTTTTCCATAGCTAGCAATCATGAATAAAATCGATAAGTTCCTCACGCTGTTCTGGTGTCATTGCGTATGCGATGCGCTCAGCTGCTTCTTTCTGTCCGTTGACGTCCAAGCTCTCGAATGCCTGCACAATGATGTCGACAGTATTGTCGATGTCAAGATACCAGATATTGTCCTTTACCACATCCTTTCTGGTTTCTTCGTCTGATAAGTTCTGAAACATGTCAATCAAGAATTCCTCTTGGTCTTCACTCGATAAACCGTTGAACATTTCTTCGAGGTCGATGTCAATGCTCTGTGTATTGTATTCTGCCATAATTCTTTCGTTTTAAGCGTTTAAAATCTGTTTGCCTTATAATTTACCGCACGAAGCGTGAAAACGTCTCAGAGCGGCTTATTTTGCCCTCATTCGTTATTTTTCGGGCTTCCAGTTGATGCCCAGCCGCTGCAGAACTCCCTGCTCGTAGAATCTTGCGAGTGAATCCTTGGCTGGCTTGTTCCGTGGGTTCTTCTTCAAGTCGTCCAGGTTCTGCTGTATTACCCATCTGAACTTGTCGTCTCGGCTCTGCTGGCTCGATGGCTGCTGGTGCTTGGCTTGCTCGTAACGTTCCCCGATGCTCGGTCTTTCCGTTGCCGCTGGATCCTGCGCCTTGGCTGCTGCTGGCTGCTGGCTTCCTGCTGGCTGCTCGTTGTCGTAGTTGCCTTCAAGCACCTTCGGGAAATTGGAAGGGCACATCATCCAGTCGAAGCTGGCAACCCAACCCTTGCCGTTCTTGCCGTTCATGAAGTCACTTGACATGGCTTTGTCGATTGCCTTGTAGACCTTCTGAACGTCCCCTCCGTATTCCCTTATCCTTGCACGCACATTGCTCTTGCGCTGGTCGCTCATCAAGGTCAACCTTCGCATTGCGCTGCCCGATTGGTCATGCTTGGCGTTCCAGTATTCCTTGATAGCCGCAAAATCAATCTTGGCGCATCGTCTGGCTGGGTCAACTTTCGGATTTTCCGAAATTGACAAACCTTCTTTAGAAGGTATATTATTATCTGTTTCTTTAGAAACATCACTATCACTATCACTATCACTATCACTATCACTATCACTATCACTATCACTATCATATAAGCATCCTTTTGTATGCAATTGCATACTTTTGCATTCATTTGTATGCTTTTGTATAGTGTTGCATGCTTCTGTATCGTTTGCATCCTTTTGCATTCCCCATCGCTTTTGTGCGTTGGCTCGCAACCGTTCGCATTTTTTCTGATACTTTGTTTGGTTTCGTTCTATCTTGTCTTTGATAAACACGAATGCCATGCGCACAACTGGGTCTAGCTTTATGATTTCGCCATCCCTTGCGAAGGTGAAGAGTGCCCGAGTTAGCTGTCCGAGTTGCTCATCTGTAAGCCCCTCGATTAGCTGATAGTCTGAAGTGTATAGTATAAATGAATCGTTCATGATTTTATTCCGATAATGATAATTTCTTTTCCAGCTTCCGTTTGAGCACGGTAGCCATGCGGATTCTGTTCCGCTGGCTTGTGTCGGTCGGTGCTGTCACTTTCCTACCTAGGGAAATATATTTCTCCAGTTGGGAAATTATATTCTTTAGGTCTGTCTTTGATATTTGAATGCTAGCCATAAGCCCTGCTTTTACTTGATGAGTAATCTTCTTGCTCCCTGCACCTGCTTGATGTAGGCTGCGCATTCCTTCGGATGGTCTGCTTGGAAAGCCTTCGCATCGAACTTCTCGGATGGCTTCGGTGCTTTCCACGTTGCCAGCGTCTTGCCGTTTCCGTCCACGATGCTCTCTGCGTCCCCGAAGAACAGCTTCAAGTTGTCCTCGATCTCCTTCTGTCGGTTCTCCAGTGTCTTGCTCTTCTCTTTGATGTCCTTCAACTCGATAAGCATGTCACCTACTTCTGCTGTGGCTTCAATCTCCTTTCCTGCCTTGTGCAGTGGAGACTTCAGGAGAACGTCTTGCGCGCTGTAGGCTGGCGGTTCTTGGTTGCCCACGATGTAGTCCAGCCAAAACTTGGTGATTTCGTCACGCATCCAGCCGTAAAATTCGGGGTCGAAGTCGATGTCACGGTAGCCGAACTCCCTGCCTGCTGTAAGCCAGGCCAGCGCACCGTCCTTGTATTCGCCTACACCGAGGTTCATCTGCAACTGGCAGAACCAATGCTTCGGCAGGTCGTCTGCGTCTATCTGCATCTGCGTGGTCTTGCACTCCAGTATGCTCTTGCTGGCTTCGTTGTGTGTTGCCCCGACTCTCCAGAAGGTGCGGTCAGGAGATACTCGCAAATATGGCGCATCGGTGTTCGTGATGGTGTAGTCGTCAGTCGATGCCTTGATGATGTGGCAGTGGCTTTCTCGCTTGTAGAACTGTGCAACAGCGTCCTCAAGAATGTGTCCTGCAACCATTGCGAAGTTCTCCACCTTTGGTGGGTCGATTCCCTTCTTGCGTCTCCACAGCTGGTATGGGGTCTCCCATGGGTTCAGTCCCAACACCGTGCCTGCTTCACTTGCACCAATTCCGTTCGAGCGGTTCTGCAACCACTCTTCTCTGTTCTTGTATTTAATTACTTGTTTCATTGTCTTTTATTTTTCTTCGTTTGCGATAAGGTATCTTCTTGCTGCTTCAATGATAATCTGGCGAAGGAATTCGTCCTTCTGCATTGTCTGAGCGAGTCCGCTTGCGATGAAGTTAGGCTTGCAGGTATAAGCAATATGGAAATCGAAGCCTTGGTGTCCTTCTTCGTCTTCATCCCCAGTTGTCTCAGCTGCCATCTGAATGAAGTTTCTCTCCTCCTTGTTTTCTTCTGCCCATGTCTTGTATGCCTTCGCTGTCTGAGCAAAGTACTTGTCGATGGTGCTCTCTCGTCTCTGATTGTCTGTTTTGTTCTGTTTGTTCATTGTTTTACTGAATGTTTATTAAAAGTTGCCACGGCTTCCCTTATTCGTGATGGGTGCCCACCCCATAGGTTGCACCGTGGCGGTTCGGGCTTATCATTATAGTAAAATGGCTATTTCTTCGCTGCTGTTCCAGTCTTGCCTTGGCTGCGGTTCATTGCCTTCTCTGCCTTCTGCTGTGCGCTCTCGGCTGCTGCCTGCGCCTGCTGTGCGATGGCTTCCTGCTGCTTTGGCTTTTTAAAGGTCTCCTCTACGGTGGTCGTGCCTTCCTTGATTGCGTTGTACACTCCTCCCAGCTTCTGAATGTCTTCTGCTGCGACTTCCTCGGCAGATTTCTTGCCTATGTATTCCAACAGCATAAGGTCGGTAACTTGGTAGGCTTGGAAGCAGGCGACACAACTTTTCCATTGGCTCTGTACGCCAGTCTGCTTGATGTGCTCCAGTGCCTTTGCCTGCACCTCCTTGACTACGCCTGCAATCAGTACCTGCGGCACGACCTTGCAGATTGCGTTACGCTGGGCGATAGCCACGGCTGCATTGCCAACTACCACCTGCATATCCTGCGAGAAGGTGTATCCCTTCGAGGTCAGGATGCTGCGCTTCACTTCTACAGAGTAGGCCACGTTGCTCTCGAGGTCGTGGCAGACACCCTGCGCTGTGATGGTCTTTCCATCGTTTGCGATGATGCGTCCTGCGATGCGCAGGTTCTTCCAGCAAGCCGAGATAATCTCGGTGAATCTAACACTAGGACCCTCAATAACGGAAATCTGTCCGTCCTTGCCCTTGCGCTCCAAATGATAGAAGCAGTTGTATGCTACATCATCGTCCATAGTTGCCAAGGCTACCATGTTCTCCTTGCACTGCATGATGTCTCTCGGAAACTTGTGCGCTGTGGCAATCTGTCCGTCAATCTCCGAGCGGTTGATGGCTTCGAGCATTTCGCCACCGCTTACTTGAATAATCTCATTTTCCATAATTCGTTCAATTTTTGTTCAACTTATTGTTAATTAACTCTAGTGGAAGGCTGGGGATTCGAACCCCAGTTGGTCGCAGGTTTACTCCCACCCTTGCCTGCTGCTGGTGGACGCCCTTCCGTTATAGGGCACACGCTGTTTCCGCATATCAAAACTTATCAATTTATCAATAAAAAAACAATTAAATTTAATAACCTTACTAACTGGTATGAATTTTTGCGTGCGCCCTGCCCCTACCGCTGTAGGGAAATCATATAATTGTACACTAAAATATGTAGTCTATATCAGTCGAGCCATGAGACTGTCGAGCCTGCTTTCCTCGAAGGCGTCCATCGGGTCTTGGTCTGCGTATTGGCTGTTCTCCTCCAGCCAATCGTCCATTACGTCTTGATAGTTAAGACAACCCTCGATGGCTTCCTCCAGCCGCTCGCTGTCGTTGTTGCTGGTCTTGTGCGTTACAACCGCGATGTTGCCAACGCTGCCGCACCATACGCAGATGGCTCCTGCCTTGGTCTTGATGTCCACCCTTGCAACCGCTGGTCGCTGTGGGTCTCGGTCTATCTCCAGCCAGATGGCTTCGTACATTGCCTTCCTGCACTCCTCGATGATTCTTGGTCTCATGCCTTATCTCTGTTTAAATAGTTGAAGAATGTCAGACGTGCATCTGCCAGCGTCTGCTTGTTGAACTCGCTCATCGGGAGTACCGGTATTCCGTCCAATGAAAGACAAAGCATGTTGTCGAACTCCCTTACCTGAATGCGTCTTTCCGCTTCCTTCATGGTTGCCAGTCGCTTGCTGTCCTTTCGCTCCTGCTCCCACTTGGCGGTCAGCTGCTTCGCTTTTACGTATGCCTTCATCATAGGGCAACCCTCCATGCTTTTTTAATCTCGCTGCCCTCGATTACCTTGCGGTTGTCGATTCTGCGGAACTTGACCTTCATCTTTCCAGCCTGCAACCATCTGCGCAGGGTGTTGCGATGAATGCCCAATACATTGCAGGTCTCTGTTATGGTGTATCTGCCTGCATCTGCTACCTTTGGTTCTTCGTTCGTCATACCTATGCCCTCCAAAAGATTAAAGTTAATACAATGGCAACAAATGCCACGGATAACATTACGTCACTTGTCACAAACTCGATAAACTTCTTCATACGCTCTGAATGTCTAAATGGTTAAACTTGTTACTTGCGTACGGCTGCACGTCTCTTCTTAGGTGTAATAACTCCAGCCTTGATGAGACAGACACGTACGTTCTGCTGGGTGCAACCCACATGCTGTGATACTGCGAGCATGATTCTGCTGTCCGATGTCTCTGCAGGTGCTTTTGCTCGGAAATCTGCGAACATTGCAATGATGTTCTTCTTTCGTTCGTCCTGCTGCTTCTGCAACGGTGTTCGAAAATCGTAATTGAAATTTTCTCCCATTTTTATTTGTATTTTAAATTATTTTCTTTATCTTTGCAAATGAGTTTTTAAACTCGTTATGTAATTCGGTTGCAAAAATACAAAAATAAAATTGAAAAACAATTGTTTTACGGTTGTTTTTAATAAGTTTTTAATTAATTTTAAATTGATTTACAATTATGAGTGGAGAAGAATTAAAGCAGTATATAAAGCGTTCGGGCTTGACAATGAGCGATGTAGCTAGAGAACTGGGTACTACACCTCAGAATGTGCAGGCTCGTCTTGGTCGTAAAACTATAAAAATTGATTTCATACAAAAGATAAAGGAAATCATCGACAAGTGCGCCCCTCCTCTCCCTGCTGAGATGGAAGCGGCTGTTATCGGTTCAAACGCAAATGGTTCGAACAGTTCCAACGTTTCACAGTCAATAGGTAGCGATGCTGCCTTGGCTGCTGAAAACAAGCTGCTGCGAGAACAGAATGAGTTCCTGCAAAGTCAAGTAAAAACCCTGCTTGCCATTGTCGGGCAGAGATAACAAAATTCATTAACTAAATTCTAAATAAAAATGAAAGATGAGGATTTCATCGAGCGGAAGGAGAAAATACTTCTTGCCGCTCTCGGTAAAAGCTGGCTATGGAAGGCTAGCAGGTTGATAATAGGCATCATCCCTCCAGTGGGTGCGTTTGTCATGCTGGTGCACTGCACCCTGCTCTCGTTCGGCATTCGGGTCAAACTCACGGAGTGGATATTCGACTGCTCGTTCTTTGGCTTCATCGCATGGATCATCATCAGTCTAGCCTATGGCTTCTGCTGGGTGCATCGGGCATTCATTACCTACGGAGTGCTGATTTCATTCTGTATCGACTTCCAGCGTTCCTTCGGGTTCGGGGTTCTGAGTAGACCGCTGCACCTGCTGACGGTTGCCCTAGGGCTGCTGCTCTTCTTCATCTTCTTCAAGAAAAAGGCTTGGAATGAGTTTTACGATAGAAATATTAATCATTTAAATAATTAGCGTATGGGAAGTTTCATTAACGAACTGGCAAAGGGTTTCGTCCGCTCTGCTGTCAATCAGGTAGGAAGGGATGCTGGTCGTGTTGTCAGTAACAACATCTATGGCGATGCACATTCTATACCGCATCGCAATGTTTCCGCTGGTGGTGCTGGTCGTGTTTCCAGCGTTGGCAAGGTGGAGGATGAAGGAACTGTTATCATCGAGCCTTCGAAAGGAAAAGCTGTAGCTTGGTGCGTGGTTGCTCTCTTCTTCAATTTCCTTGGTGCAGTCGTCCTTCTTGTCGTTGGCTACAGAAAGCTGAAAAACAAATACGTTGCAAGCGCTTGGCATTATGAATCCCAGGCAGTCTATGTCGCTGATGGTCGCTACAAGACTGGGGAGCGTTATGATGGCCACCAGCTGAGCAGACGAAAGATAGAAGTTCCTGCTGATGAGTTCATGATTGAGAAAAACGAGAAAATTGCGAAGATATATCTTTACGCTGGCTTTGCAATCTTCATTTGCTTCTTATTTGTTACAATTGCATCAATATGAAAAAGATAATAATATTATTCGTGCTTGCGCTCATGTGCGTGGGTGTGCGTGCGCAAACCCTAATGTCTAGAACGACATGGATTGAAGGCAACAGCGATATAAGTTATACCGTTTATGAGCCTGCAAAGGATACTGTTTATTTCTGCTCCTTCCGTGAAGGCTCTCCAGTTTCTCACGAAGTTACATTGAAATTCAATGGAAGAAACGACCTAATCCAAACCCTTCTATTCATGTTTAATATTAGAGATAATGAAGGGTATAGATACAGACTAGATAAGACTGTCGGAAAAAATACAATCTTGGTAGGCGATGAATCAAAATTACTTTTCTTCGGGTGGCAAAAGTATATTACCGTCCAAAGCTCTAAAAATGAGATGCGTGAAAACGTGTCGGTAACTATTGAGGAAATTGGAAACAGATACCTCAAGCCACTTGGTGTTATTGTTGATACAAAGTTGGCGAAAAGAAAGACTAAACGAGACGAGAGACTTGCCGATAAAAAGCTAGACGATGCCTACAAATATTGATTACCTTCTCGCCTACGAGGAATTCCTGCCAGTGCTCACCCCTTCCGAGGTGGATGGGCTGCTGGCTTCTCGCCCATCGCTGGCTCAGTTGCAAGACTGGTCGCAAAGATTGAATAATCATCGTGCACGTATGGAGCAAGTCTTCAGTCGTGCTTACAAAAAGATAAATAAATGAATATGGAAGATAAAAATCTGATGTCCGCTGATGTGGATATAGTCGGTCGCTTCTTTGATGCCCTTGACCGTCTGAAGGATGACGGCTGCATAGGCGGTCTTAAAACGATAACCGACCGGTACGGTCTCAACCGCTGGAACACAATATCCCTGCGAGACGAGCCTGCCGAGTGCTACGGTCGTTTCCGTCCGTCCTGGGTGCAGTTCCTAGTCCGTGACTATCACGTCAACCCATACTGGCTGCTGTTAGGTTCTGGTGACTTCTACGCTGCTGGCTTCACGTCAGAAATAGTGAAAAACCTGAATAAAAACTGCACGAAAAAATAGCATTACAGTTAAGTTTTTGATTTCCAATCATTTAAAACATACGTTATGATTTTAAGTACAACTTGACTGCTTTTCCCAGCATTTAAAGGGATTCTTTGATGCTCAGATAACTAGAAAACGCTGCAATCATGCACAACGTTGCACAATTGCGGCTTTTCTCGCTATAAATAAACTGAATAAAGACTGCACGGAATTATGGCAACACTGAGACTATATTTAGATACAAGAGTAAAAAGGCAGGACGGCACGTTCTCCATCCGTCTTGCCGTCAACCATCACGGTGGGACAGCCTTCATATCCCTTAATCAATACTGCAAGAAAGATGAATGGGATAAAAGGGCTTGTAAAGTGCGCAAGCGTCCCGATCGTGATGCTGTCAACGACTTCCTTCTTGACCGTCTGAATTTCTATAATAGAATGATGATGAAGGCGCAATGCAGGGAAACATACCGTGGCGATATTACGGCTAGGGAGCTTCGTGACTTAATCATCCTTGAAGCTGAGCCTGCAAGGGAAAAGGTCGCCCTGCTTCGTGATGGCTTCATCGCATACGAGGGGAGAAACCTAAAAAAGAACACGATCAATAGATACAAGTACACTTGGGCAAAGATTGAAGCTTTCATCGGAAAGGAAAAAGCGGCTCTGCTTACATACGATGAGATTAACCGCTCTTGGCTTGAAGACTTCGATGCGTTCATGACAAAGGAGGGCTTGTCTAGGAATACCAGAACCAGCAGGATGCTCTGTGTCGCTGCTGTCTTCAACTTTGCGATAGATAATGAGCAAACGAAAAACTACCCTTTCCGCAGGTACAGTCTCCGGCTTGAGACAACGAAAAAGCGAGACTTGTCTGTTGAGGAAATCCGCTCTATCTTCGAAGCTGGTGGTGATGAGCTGGTCGACATGTTCCTACTGATGTTCCTGCTGATTGGTATCAATGTGCGTGACTTGTTTACCTTGACAAAGGAGAATATCGTCCGTGGCAGACTTGAATACGACCGGGCGAAGACTGGCAGGCATTACTCCATCCTTCTTCATCCCGAAGCTCTCCGAATCATCGAGAAGTACAAAGGGGAAAAGAAGCTGCTTCGCTTCTCGGAGCATTTCAAGAACGTTGATTCTGCAACGGTCATGATAAATAAGAAACTCGCAAAGGTTCGCCCTGGGCTTACTACGTACTACGCTCGCCATACGTGGGCTTCCATCGCCTTCAACCTTGGAATACCAAAGGACGTAATATCGCTGGCACTGGGTCACTCGTTCGGTGTCCGTGTCACTGATACCTACATCAATGCAGACTTGTCTCGTGTGGATGAAGCCAACCGCATGGTTATTGATTACGTGCTATACAACAAGAAATAGCCCTTATTTTTTGCGAATTTGGCACAGAAACGGCTCAAATTGTTTTCGGGGATAGTTTTACGTGCTTACTACGTAAGCGGCTCATAACTCAAATTTCGGGGAAAATCAAAAAAAGAGTACAAAAATACCCCAGCGGTGAAAAAGTCGAGCCGCTGGGGTAATAAGTGGGAACCACTTTAAACATTCAGTGCTGCAAAGGTACGATTTTCCTTTGAAACCACCAAATTATTTACCGAAAAATTTCTTCCTCAACAAATCATTGATGAATCGTGACTTGTTGGGTAGTGCGTTGAGGAAAGGCAGCAGGTCGTTGTCTATCTGTATGCCTACGAGGGTAACCGTCTTGCCTGCTCCCTTCTTCGTTCTCTTGATGTTTCCTCTACTCTTCTCCATATCTGTCTTTTTTAAATTGTCTGTCCAACTTCGTTTTCATTCGGTTCATCTTGTGCTCCAGCTTGCCAATCTGCTTATAAGATAACCACTCCGGCTTGATATTCAACTCCAACCAATACTGGCGCATTTCCTTGCAATGTCTGGCGATGCTCGGGAAATAGAGGTGTCGCTCGTATGGATTGCGAAGGAAGTACTTGCAATCGGATAGCATACGACCAAGCATCATGTATTTATGCTCCTGCCCTTCTCCGAGACTTACAAGTCTTCCGTTGTCCCCGATCCAAAGCATTGCGCCCTCTCCCTTCCATTCGAAATCGAACGCCTTGCTTACTGGATAATAATAACCGTCGAGCACCGTACCCTCCTTGAGGTCTCGCCCAATCTCTAACAAGCAGGTTCTTCCCCAGCTGGTCGTTACCTCGACCACCGCTTGTGCTGGTATCTTGTCGTATTCCTTCATATCTTGATAAATTTAAATTTCTCGTTCCGTGATATAATACTCGAATACCACTCTACCAGTCTTAACCTTGAAGTATCGGTCGCCTTCTTCCAGCATTTCTGCATGTGGGTTGTTTCTGAAGGTTTCCTTAATTCGAGAAAACGCTTCCTCCATTCTCTCCTTGGTTCTGTAGTCTTCGATGTGGCTATCAACTGTCCCAAGGCTATTTTTGCCGTTCAAAATGTATTGTTTCATATCTTTTAATCTTCTTGTGTTCTTAAATACTCTGCAAAAATCGGGCACTTTTGGCAGTTGCTGCACCCTCTTTGACTTTCGCAAATCTTATCCAATTCCTGTTCTGTCATAATATTTATTTTAAGATGAATACTCTAGTCTGCTGACCTTTTCCGTTTCTGTTCCAGTACATTGTTCCGTCAACTGAATAATCGACAGCCCCACCGCTGCAAACGTACTCTGTACCTAACTTATCCCAATAGTGCTGACCTTTGTTTCTTACCTTTGCCAGTGTTACCTTTACCATTTTTGATGTATCCATATTCTTGTTGTTTTGTGCAGGGCTTGCGCCCTGCTGGTTAATACTTTTCTATCCAGTACTCAGTTTTAAAATTCACGCATAAGCCTGCAAATTCCGACTTGAAATAACCTTGACGTACCCAGTATGGATAATGTCTATCGGCTTCCTTTAGTCCCTTGAACAGCTTGTTCAAGAATCGCTCTGCCTTGTCCTTGCGTGTAAAGTTTGCCAACTCCTCGCTGTCCTTGCCTTCCATCTGTCTCTTGATGTAATATTTTGCTCTTGCCATTTCTCTGTCCTCCTTGATTACTTAGCATAAAGAGTAACTACAAGTCCACGTCTCAAAGCGCAGCGGCAAGCGTCCAGACCTGCCTTCAATGCTCTCTTTACGAACTTATTGAAGAGTTCTGCACAGATGAGCTTCAAGATACCGCTTACACCTACAAGAGTGTTTATCTTCTTGCCGTCCTCTGTGCGTCCGAATACCTTGATGCGGAAGTTTGAGTTGATAAACTTTGTTGTGAACTCTAAAACGTTTGAATTTGACTTTTTCATTCTCTTTGGCTTAACCGTGTTGCCTAGGGCTTAAGTTACTGAATGTTTTATTGTGCTTATCTCCTAAACACGATGCAAAGATATTAATATTTTTCCGTTCCACCAAAATTTTTGCGGAAAGATATTAATATTTTAACTTTTATTTGCTGTTTATGACGTAAACATGGTTAATTTTGGCTGATTTCGGTCTTTTTTAGTCGTTTTTCTTATCCATAAATCAATGGCTATCAATCGGTTGCCTTAGTTTTCCACACTCTATATAATAACCTGCACGCATTAGCTAGAATGAATATAATCTAACTCTCATATCCCCTACCCCTTTTCTCTCAATGAAAAGTGTTCTTCCACAAAAATGGGCAGGAAAACGCTTTCCTTGCGTCCCTGCCCTTTCTAACAAATGATATTATGATTGAACCTATTGAACTCTCTTCTTGATGCGCTCCTTTATCCAGCAAGCCGCAAGAAGGAACAGAAACAGAATCACGCAATCGCCAATGAATAGCCTTACCTTATGCCAAGTGCTCGCTGGCTTCTCTACCTCCTTGGTCTTGTATCTGTTCACGTAATACTTGACTTTCACGGTGTCGGTCACGAAAACGTATGTGTCGCCCACGATGGTGTCTGTCTTGGTCGTTGTCTTCCACCTTGTGGTCGTGAGGTGGTGCCACCGTTCCTTGATTACGGTGTCACCCTTGATATAGACAAGGACACTGTCCTGCCTGAATACGCTGTCCTGCTGCTGGGTCTCCTGCCAGTGGCTCTGTCGCTGGTTCACGCTGTCACGTCTTGCGCTGGTATGTGCGCTATCGCGATAAACCGTGTTATTTTGCGCTGTTTTTGCGCAGGAACAGCCCAAAATCAAAAGTGGGGCAATTATAAGCATGACGAGAAATAACGCCACATAACGCAAATTTCGCCCTTTTCTTGAATTTTCCATACTTTATAAACGTTAGATTGATATGTTTATTATGCAAGCACCTTGATTTTCAAGGCTTCCTTGGCTCGATTCAAGTACTTCTCGCAGTCTGCAAGTCCGTTGTACCCTCCGTTTATCTTCCTTCGGATAGCCTTCAAGTCGTCTTTGTCTGCAAGCTCATTGCATCCGAAGGTGTCGAATACCCACATCGAGGATTTCGTTGCTCCGAAAGGTCGCTCCAAAAGTTCGGGACTGCCCACAACATCGAAGCCGCAATAATTCGCATACTTCTTATAGTTCGCCCTGCCAGTTATCTGTATCAGTCCACGCCCCTTATACTTCACGCCATCGCCCTGCTGGGTGTTGCCGAGGTCTTTCCTGCCCTCGTAGGCTCTGCCGCTGGCTAGTTCCTTGGTGTATCTCAACTCTCCGCTTTCGTGGGCTATCTGTGCGAGATAGTGCGCCATTCGCAAAGGGGTGTTGATGTGAAAATGCTCTGCCCAGCCGTTGATGATTGGGAGGTAGGTGTCTGCCCTGCTGCCTGCATTCGGCATTATCTTAACCAGTTGCGCTCTAGTTATCCTCATTATCTCCTCCTTTCTTCCGCTCTTCTCTCATTATCTCGACAACAGCCTTTGCGATTTCGTCCTTGTTCTCGAGTATTACCTGCATCGTTCGGTCTTGCTTGCGTATCTCTGCCTTCTCGTATGCCTTCTCCCGAATACTCTTGAACTCGCATGAAAGCAGATACACCGTCCATGCGATGGAGAATATCGGGAAGGGAGAGATAATACATGTGGCTACGTCCATAAGCGCAGCAATGCCGAATGTCGGGAAGTACTTCTTCGCCTTGTCGCACGTCTTCTTCAATCCAGTTGACGTTCTTGCAACATGCAGTTCCTTCGCCTTCTGAATGCCTGCAATCAAGTCAAGTGTCATCGCTATCAGTATGGTAGCGAAACAGATAAAAATCACTAGGGCGCAGAGATATAGATGCTGCACCTGGAATTCATGTATTACTTCATTCATATCAATATTTGTTTTTGGTTTATTCCAATTTCTCCCAGTCGATGGTAACGCCCTTTCCGATGATGTCTGCCGTCCACCTGCAGAATGCCATACCCTCGTATCCGTCCGGATCACTGGCTACGGCAATAGCATACTGTACGCAGTCGCTCTCGGTCTTGATTACCTTCGGGTAGAAGTCCGCATAAGCCATATTAGCCAAATAGAGAATATCCCCGATGGTTGTGCCCTTGGAGATTACCTCGTTGTTTGTCGCAAGCCGGATTTCGTCAACAGTCCATCGGTGGCTCGTTCCGTCTACGTTCTTCATCTGCTCGCTTGCCTTGATTGCTAGCTGCTTCGTGAAGTGGTAGCCGTGCTTGGCAACGTAGGCCACGTATCCGCTGGCTCCCATTATTGCCTTGGCTGCCTTCTCGTATGGCAAGCCGTGTATGATGTCGCTCTCTTGGTGCTGGTGTCGCTCTTCCTCGCTATCGCAGGAATGGCGCATAACGATTATTTTCTTCATTGTGCGCCCTCCTATCCTAGTTTGTCGAGTAATTGCTTAACCATGCCACGAATGCCGCTTATATCGCCCTCAAGTGCCTTGAAACGCTTTTCTGTTTCCTGCTTCTCCTTGATTGCCGGGTTCAAAGCTGCGAGAAGTTCTTCGCCCTTGGCTTTTCGCTCCTTGCTTGGCTCGTATGCCTTGATTATCTCATCGGCTTCATTTACCAATTTCCCGACTTCGGGCAAAAGGTCTGCCTTGTCGGTTGCCAGTACGGTTTCGCCTGCAAAGGTAACTCCGAGGTGTTCGGGTATGGTGTAGATGGTCTGCTTTCCCTCTACCTCGATTGTTACGTCTCGCATTGGCTGTCCGCTGCTGGAAATGGTTGCGATGCCAGTGTTGATGTGCGGCTGGTTGTCTACGACCTTGCCTTCCTTAACTTCCACCGTCTGCTTGTCGAGCAGGTAGACTGGGTGATTTCTCTGTATATTCTTAAATTCCATAATGCGCTCTTTTTAGATAATTCGATAAATAAGACAAAAAGGGGTCTCACTGATAACACAGCGAGTTGCCCCTTGATAGATTTTGTTTAGACCGCCTACGCTCCAGTGGTTGTTGTGGTCTTCAGTGCTGCGATGATTGTAGCGTTCTGTCTCTGCTGGCTCAACTCCAGGCGTGCATCGTTGTACTTCTGCTGCAAATCCTGCTGCCAGTGGTTGTTGAGAACGTCAACGATGCGCTGGGTGTTGTCTTGGTTCGAGCGGATGATGTCGCACTTATCCTGCTGAAGCTGGAAACCGAGTGCAGAAAATCCTCGCTCTACGCTGCGGTTGTTGAAGTCGAATCCTCGCTGCATTGAGTTGATGATGTCTTTCTGCCCCAGCTGGTTCTCGTAGCCCATACGGTTGATGTTCTGCTGGGTCTGGCAGCAACAGTCCTTCAGCTGCTGGATGATGTTGAGGTTCCCGAGGTTCGCTGCGTTGATTACTCGCTCTGCCGAATAACCAACCTTGCCGCCTACGTCTTGAATAGCTGCCTGAATGCCGCAAACGGAAGACTGCAAGGCGTTGAAGTCGCAGTTCAAGTTAGCTGCCAGCGTCTTCAAGTCTTGGTTGTTGCCCTGGATTGCTCCCATCAACAAGTCGCTGTTGTGGTTGTCGCTCATCTGATTGCGAAGGCTGTCAATCTGAGACTGGATTTCGGCACGCTGTACGTTGCCGTTCTGTCCGTTCCAGCCATCACCGTACATAAACCTGAACATTCCAAGCATCATCATGTAGGCGAAAGGGTTGTTCCAACCTCCACCCATACCACCGTTCATTGCTGCCAGCATAGTTGCTGGGTCATTGTCTCTACCTCTAGCGAGCAAGGCTGCTGCTAGGTTGTCATTGCCACCGTCCCCAGTGCAATAAACTTTCTCGATTGTGTCTGCCATAAAATTTTGAGTTAATTATGTCGTGGAAGCCAAATATTGGAATCCGCTGCAAAGTTACTCTGATTTTTGGCTCGCTCCAAAAAGTTAGTACACTGGTATTTATCGAATTATTGTCAAAGAACGCTTTTGGTTATTTTCTTTTTATTTTTTGATTAAACACAAATCGGCTCAACGTCCTTGTTAAGCAAGGTCGCTTGTGCCGTGGCAAGTCGATAAACTCGAGACGTGCTGAGATAAGTGTAAGCCATCTTACAAAGATGTCTCACTGCTGGAACGGTGCGGTTTAATACGGTCGCAGTGGTCGTTATGCTGAATCCTGCGTGTATCATCTGCTCAACGACCATACATCGTGTCATTACGAGGTTTTCGGCTCTCGACTTGCCGAGAACGTCTTCTCTCGTAATGCTCAACTCTCCGTTCTGAAGTTCAATAGCACAACACTTGATTACGTTGTCTATAACTCGCCATAGTTCTTTCTCCTTGTCATTCATATATAATTTATTAAAATTATTGTATATATTTATATATATTTTCAGACGAAAATTGTATTATTCTACCCCAAGCATAGAATCAATCATTCCGTCAATGGTTTCATCGGTCATGCTCTTCTTAATAGTAGGATCTGCGCCAATTGACTTCATCATCATAGCTACATAGGGGTTGTTACTCTCCAGCGTGGAGTGTATCTGCTCCTTGTATGCTTCGTGAAGTTCGCCCGATTCCTTGAAATCCAAAAGAACCGTGCGCAAGGCTTTCACTGCGTAGTTATCCATCAGCAAGGGATTGTCCCTTGCCGATGAAAGTTTGGTAAGAAG